CGCCAAGCAGGTCGTGGCGCGCTTCTCGGCTGTCTGCTCCCAGGCCGGTACCTACACGTTCAAACTTGCCAATGGTGCTTCGAACCGGGTTTTTCTCGCCCCGTTTACGCTGGTGGCGAACACTTGGAAGGAAATCACCGTTGTCATCCCTGGTGACCCCACCGGGACGTGGCCGACCGATGCCACGGCGGGGATGTATTACGGTTGGGGCTTGGCTGCCGGATCGACTTACAACGCCGGCGTCGCCGGCTGGCAGGGCGCCAATGCGGTGCAGATGGCGGGCCATACCAATCTGGCGGCACCCGCCAATGCGAATTTCTTTGTTACCAATGTCGGCCTCTACCTCGACGACCAGAACACCGGAGTGCCGCCGCCCTGGGTGATGCCCGACGAGGCGCAGGAATTAGCGGCGTGCCAGAGGTACTGGCATCGGACCAGCCTGTATTGGAACGGTTATGCAACGACGGGTGTGAGTTTTGCGGCCGTCATGCCGCAACCGGTTCCGACACGAATTGTGCCGGCCTTGACAGGTGTCAGTGGTGGCGCGACCGGCTTCGCTAACACAATTGGCGCATTGGATGCTCCGCTTACGCCGACAATTTATCGGGAAGTACGCGCCTGTAACGCAACGAGCACCTCGGGGACGTTCTACTCGACAGTCACCGCCAGCGCGAGGATGTGAGCCATGCCCTATGTCTCCTGCCGCTACGCCCCGCCGCCCGCGCCCGACGCGCCGAATCAAGACCAGATGGTCATCTGCACCGACGACCAGGGCGTCGAATGGCACCTGACCGAGGACAGCCAGGTCGGCGACTGGCTTCGCTTCCAAGAGGCAGACGGCGAGGTGCTGGCCTACGAGGCGCCACCGGAACCCGAGGTCGACGACCCTGACGCGCGGTCGCTTCCGCCCTACGAACCAGCCGACCATCCAGACCGGGAGCTTCCCGCTGATTGACCGACCCGCCACCCAGCGAAGGCCGCCTGGCCGCCGCGGCAACGGTGGTCAAGGGTCTGTCGTGGGCGAATCTGCTGACCATCGCGGCGCTGGTGGCGATCGCGATTCCGGCCTATCTGGTCTATCGCGCCTTGAACGATCCGGTGCTCTTGGATCGCATGCTCAGCTCCTACAAGGAGGAAAGCTCGCAGCAGACCGGCTGTACGCTGCGCACGGCGAAGCAGCGTGGCGGCGTCGAAACCTGGGCGATTTCGACCGGCTGGGCGTTCCACGGTGGCGACCGCTATTACATCGCGGTGGCGATGAATCGCGCCCCGTCCGAATCCGAGTTGGCGGCTTACTGCGCGACGCTCAAGCTGCTCGCCGAGAAGCTCGGGCAGCCGGCGATATGAAATTGCTCACCCTCGTCTATCTCGCGACCCATGGTTACTCGATCGTTTTTTCGGGCGATCAGTGCCGGGCTCTCCGTCAGGCCAAGATAGGAGTCGCCCAATGTCACCAGCGATTCGCCAGCTTGCGCGCCGAGAGCGCCAACTTCTCGACCCCTACCGCAGCCGCAAACACGGCCCAAGGCTCTACGAATACCCCGGGGCCAGGACCATCCGCTGGCCGGCCAAGTGGCTCACCTTCTTCGCCGTCTGGCGGCCCAGGCAGCGGCGCTGACGCGGGCGGCAGCACGCCGGGGGCATCGTCACCTGGCAGCGGCGCAAGCGCGTCAGGCGGCTCGCCTGGCAATCCTGGGGGCGGTGACCGGCACCCCAGCGAGCCAGTCGTGCAGCCGCCGCCGCAGAAGCCGACGATCGATCCCGCGGCGCTGGCCAAGCTGCGCGGTGAGATTCGTGACGCGGCACGGGCGCGGGCGATCGCGCGAATCGTCAATGGCGCCAAGCCGCCAGATCGGCCGGACTTCGGCAAGCCGGGGCGGCCTGATCTTGGCAAGCCTGGGTTCAGCCCGGGGCCGGGCGGTTTACGCGGCCAGGCGACACCGAAATCGAGCGGTGGCGCACCATGGGCGGGGCAGGCAAGATGACCTTCGAAGAATTGTTCGAAAGGAGCACGACATTGAAAGCCGCCAAACCCGTGAAAGACATCGAGCTCGCCCTGCGCGAGGTCTGCGACCACTACGCCCCACATCTGCCGAAGCAGAAAATACTCGACGCGCTCGATGTGGTAACCGAAGAAGTCAGCGACGAGAGCTGGCCCGAGAAAAAGTCCGGCGCCGCCGGAGATGATGACATTCAAACCTCCGAGGAAGGGACCGACTGATGGCAAAGAATTTTGCGCAAGATCTCAAGGAATGGCTTGAGAACTATTCGGGGGAAACCCCCCGCGAAGGCGCCGCCGCCGACTTACGGACGCAGGCTGACCTGATTGAGCGCAGCGAGAATTGGCCGCCACTGGTGCGCCAGGTCGAGGCCGAGCGCGCTGCCGGACGCGCGCCGCTGCGGCAGCCGACCGAGGGCGAGATGAAGAACGCTGCCGCGGCCAAGACCGCGGCCGAGCTCGCCGAGCGCAAGGGCATTCCCGAAGATTACGCCGACGTCGAGGACATCCTCGCCCACCCGGAGCGCAATCCGAGCCATCCCGACCCGTCCGCCGAGCCGACCGAGGCCGAGCAGCAGGCGCAGCGCGAGCAGCAGACCCAGGACAAGCGCGAAGAGAACGAGCGCGCCCAGCGCGAGGCCGAGCAGAAGCGCCAGCAACAGCAGCGCGACGCCAAGAAGAAGTGAGCCAACGGCTCTCTCAAGACGAGGCACGCTATCTGGCGGCGCTCCGGCGCCGGCAGAAGGCGGCGCGCGCCCGCGACGACCTGCTCGAATTTTCCCAGTTCATGATGCCGGATGCCGACCATTCGGACGACGTCACCCGCTCCGCATATATTACAGCCAAACATCATCGCGCGATCGCCGCCGCATTCGAGCAGGTCGAGCAGGGCAAGATCACTCGGCTGATCATCAACGTGCCGCCCCGGCACGGCAAAAGTCAGCTTAGTTCACGCATGTTCCCGGCCTGGTTCCTCGGCCGCCACCCCGAGCAAAGCCTGATCCTGGCCACCTATGCCGACCGGCTCAGCTGGGATTTCGGCCGCGAGGTCAACGCCCTGCTGGAGGACAGCCTCTATCGCCAGGTGTTTCCCGATGTGCGCCTGAAGACCGCCAGCGTCGATCGGATCGAGACCGAGCAGGGCGGCAAGGTTTTCTTTGTCGGTAGGGGCAGCGCGATCACCGGCCGGGGGGCGATCGGCCTGTTGATCGACGATCCGATCAAAGACCGGGTCGAGGCCGACAGCACCCTGACCCGAGAGAAGCTATGGTCTTGGTATAATCAGGTCGCCAAGACCCGGCTGCTTAGCCACGCCGGTTGGGTGGCGATCATTCAGACGCGGTGGAGCGAAGACGACCTCGTCGGCCGGCTGACGGACCCGCTCAACCCCTCCTATAGCGCCGTCGAGGGGCGGAAGTGGCGGATCATCGACCTGCCGGCGATCGCCGTCGAGGACGACCCGCTCGGCCGCATTCCGGGCGAGGCGCTGTGGCCGGAACGGTTCCCGATCGGCTATCTGGAAGAAATGCGCGAGGCCGACCCGCGCGGTTTTCAAAGCCTCTACCAGGGCAGCCCGACGCCGGATAAGGGCAATTTCTTCGCCGCCGAGTGCCTGCTGACCTACAAGCGCGGCGACCTGCCGCCAAAGGAGAACCTGCGCTTTTACGTCGCCTCCGACCACGCGGTGAGCTCGAAACAGGAAAGAGACAAGACCTGCCTGTTGCCCGTGGCGCTGGACGAAGATGAGAACATCTGGGTGTTGCCCGATGTGGTTTGGGGGCGCTACCCGACCGATCAGATCGTCGAGCGGATGATCGACATCATGGACCTGCACCGGCCGCTGTTCTGGTGGGCCGAGCGCGGCCAGATCACCAAATCGATCGGGCCGTTTCTGCGCAAGCGCATGCTGGAGCGCAGCGTCTTCTGCTCGGTCTACGAGATGACGCCGATCTCCGACAAGGTCAGTCGGGCGCAGTCGGTGCAGGGCAGAATTGCGATGAAGAAGGTGTTTTGGCCGTCGTTCGCGCCGTGGTGGATGGAGGCGCGCAAAGAATTGTTGCAATTTCCGTATGGTGCCCGGGATGACCTCGTCGACGCTTTGAGTTACATAGGCATGGGGCTTGCACTCCAACAACCGCTCAGGCGA